TCGTGCCTTCATCTCTTCTATATACTTTCCTCCCCTCTTAATGTTCTCACAGTAAGAGGCTAGGAGAATATCCAGAAGAGCTTCATATGGCATCCACTGAGAGATAACCTCATTATTCATGTTGTTCTCAAGCTGAAATTCATACACTTCTGTATATAACAACTTCTCAGTTCCAAACACTCGTTGTACCTTCTGTCTGTCCAAAACTGCAGTTGGTGGTGGTCCAGTTCCATACTTGTGTGTCATTTTCAAAAATTCAGGTTTAACCTTCACGCGCACGACAAAATCCCTTCTTCTACGAATAGCATCAGGGCAGTTCATCTCACGCATGTCTGGCTCCTTCAAATTTGATGTGATCAACACAAGTTCAGACTTGAACCGAGCACTCTTCTTTTCCTCCAATTCCGCAACATGCAATGGAAATGGCATTATGTTCGCACACTGGATTATTTCACTAACCTGCGAACACTTATCATTTCCAGGAATTTTGGAAGAGAAGTCATCATATACCACAACTTTGTGATTTGGTGTATAACCATCCCAAAAGTCTGTATCCACATTTCTGCAAAAAATGTGTTTATAGACTGTATCAGGATCCTTACACTGTCCACTCTTTGTCAACAAATCAATACTCAAGAAATTCACGAGCGTTGATTTGCCAACACTGGTATCACCATACAACCAAACAACAAGAGGTGGTACACGAGGAGCATCCAAGAATTCAGACTGAGCCCGATAATTATCCATTTTCTCTGCTTTCATATACACTTCCAAGAAAGTATTCCACAGAGTAGGTGGCAACCGCAGCAATGAGAGATCTCTCTTGAACTTTCGTCCAATCTCCATCAACTCATTACTTTCTGCTCTTTGGGATTCCTCAGTCAAATGCCCTGTCTGCTTGAAAACATCATGCAGAGCATAAACTCTTGCAATCCAAGGAGAAAGCGTATCATCAGCATTCACCAAATCTCGCATACTTGGCGACACTCCAGTTACTTTCTCCTCAAAGAAGTCATAGGCAGATTTGAATGCATTTACACACACTCTAATTGCCCCATCACATCCTGTCACTGCACGCGCTGCATTGCCAAAATCTCCAAAAGAACGAAGAAATCCTTTTGAATCTTTGTTAGATGGCAACACACCAAAGTACAGCATACATACAACACTAAAAATTAGTGACACAATAGGCTGGAAATCTCCTGTCATTTGAGCAACAATCTGGGGGTTCTGTGAACGTAATAGCGAACCTCGCACTCCTAGTACCTTCTGCACCAAGACTGCCACAGTTGTTGTTTCCCAACCACAAAGCACAAACAAATCAAGCAAACTATGTACATAATGCATTTCTGTCATGTTTCCTGAAGCCAGGTGAATCAAAAATGATATTACTCCATACACTCTCTTTGCAATCACACTTTCAATGTTTAATCCTTTCAATGTTTCCCACACATTCTGAAGCACTTTACACACTTCATCCATAACAGGCGCAAGCGACACGAATGATACATCTATCATTCCCATTTGAGCAAGCAGTGTTACATCTTTAAGCATAAGCCTCATTTGCATAGCAACATCATCCAACACCCAAGCATCCCATTCATCACGAACAGTCTCAGAAGTTGTTTTTTGAGAAAGGTCAAACAACACACTCATCGTGGGGACTCCTTTTAGAAATTCCACCACAAAGTTTTGCATCGAGCAATGGTCACCTCTGATGACAAGCTCTGGGACACAATCAGACCAGTTTACCACAAGGGACTTCCCACGGGGTGAAGAGAAGTAGGCAACTACCTGTTCTTCTTTCACTGACCATATCTTGGCCACTTGCGGGGTAGGTTCATGCTCATAAACCCACTCTTTGCCAAACGGGGTAATACCCACATGACTCATAAAAGACTGACCGGACGGCATCCAACACGGCATTGAGCCGAATGCGATTTGCTCCATATTTCACCTACTAAGGTATCAGACAATGTCAAAATCCTCGTAACTTCGAAAGTATAAGGTATCTGGCAATGCCTGGAATCCCACTTTCACGTGAAATATAGCTCAAGATTCA